GTTTTTGGGTTTTTCGTTTTTTCCTCAGAAGGCCGGCACAGGAGCCAACACACTGACAAACAGCTTCGACTGTGTGACCGTCGTGGCAGTCACTACAAGCGTCACCGTGCCTGTGGTCGCGGTTGCAGTGTAGGTCGCAAAGATGTGTGCGGCGGTTCCAGCGGCATTGACAACAGTGGTGTACGGCCCAGTCACCTGAGTCAACCCACTCGTCGCAGACGCGGTACACACCGTAATCGCACTCCCCACCAAATCAAGCGCAAGCCCATACTCCTGCCCAACCACGAGATTGCTCATCGTGAGAACAAGAGCCGGACAGCTCAAAATGGGTGACCCCAAAGCAGCCGGCGCAGCGCCGAAGGGCGGGGCCGCAGCCAACCCCCCGCCCGCACCCGACAGCGTCCCAGTCTGCGAAAACCCCCCCGGCGGCACGTGCGGTGTGATGAGAGTCACGTCGTACTCTACCCACAGCTTGCCCCAGCTGACGGCGGTTCCATCAACTGTGCAAGCAAACATCGTGCCTACGTCATAGGTCTTCACATCCTGGTTCGCAGGCAACGCGCCCGACCGAATGAACTTCTCTTTCATGTCACCATGCATCTCATCAACGCGCAGAATACAGCAGATGTCCTTCCAGGGCGCATCTTCCTCTGTGTCCTCATACGCGGACGCCGCCACCTCTGAAACGGGCGCGGCGTCTGACGCATCGTAGTCTGGCGCGAGCATGAAGGAACCGGGCACATTGCTTCCGGTCCGCGTGTAGTAGCAGAAGCGCAGCTTGTTGAATCTGTACTTCTCCCACCCTTCAGCCTCGTTCGACAGCCACGGAAAAGTGGCAGCAAGCCCCGGGTTCAGCGACAGCGCCGCCGCAACAGTGAACGCAGTGGAGCCCGTGATCGACGCAATCAACTCGCGGTGCACGATGCGACACGAGTCGACACCGTTCCGGTAGATTTGCGCCTGACCAGTCTTCTGTCCAGTTGCGTATGCAGCGGCCACTTGAGCCTGTTTCCCTTGACCTGCGCGTGCCTCCTTACGAGGAGCACGCTTCTTTGGTTGTTTCTTCGGTTTCATGGCAACATCAGCCCTCGTCTGTGCGGCTTTCGCCTTCGCAGTCTTGGTCTTCGTCATCCTTTAGTCAATTACTAAACCCGGATTCCCACGTTAAAGGTATACTACGGTGGAGGCCAAATTATTTCCCCTGGCCAAGTTTAACCTTGCCCCGGCACTAGCCATAGACATCGACATCCACGAGTGTCGCGAAGGAACGCGATTCAATCATGAACGGCAATGCCACGGCGAGCCCGAGGCTTTCTCTCCATTCTTGCTCATCTCTCTTACCCAACCCATACCGCGCGTACACAAAAGCCCATGTATCATTCGCGGGGTCCGTCGGCAAGTCCGACCCTGCAATGACAGTCCTGAAGTCTCGGCTCTCATACAATCGATGCTTCTCCGGCACCAACCGCATTACCACTTCTAGATAGTCACGCAGGAAAGGAACAAACCTATAGGGGAGAAAGGAGTTCAAGTTTCCCGCTAGCTCCTGCATCCACCGGGTCTCATTAGGCGGCTTGTTCACCACCCAACCCAATGACGCAATCAGCTTTCCTGGTTTCGGCGCCCAGAAATACCGCCCATCGACCGGAAAGAAAAGGCCACTCAAGAACGTCACGTCCGACAATTCCCGAGAGATCTTCACCTCCGCCTCGTACCCAAGGGCAAGCACATCAGTTTCAATTGCCTTGGCAATTGCTGACAGCTCACCTTCCTGAGAACGGGCCTCAAGTCTTTGAACGATAAACCGAGCCACACTCAGAGTTACCACAGAGTTTCCATCCGATGTATCTGGATCCCCACTGCGTACGCGGTAGTCGTGGGTGAATTTAACGCCCAACCGAGTTTTGCCTACAGTATGGCGCTGCTGTTCCTTGACCCACTCAATGTCCGTAGACAGGCGGCCAGTAACTTTCTGCAACGCTTCCCACTTCAGCTCAAAAAACAACTCATGCATGTGAGCATCGTGGCGCACGCCATCGACCTCCAAAAACAACAACCCCAAGGTCGGGTGGTTCACGACAATGATCTGGTCATCACCGCAAACTGCAATCCCGCCCTGGTCCATGCTGCGCACAAGCCATTTCCCCAGTTGAGAGGATGAGACGCCTTTTGCTATCAGCACGTCACTCCTCACGTTGAACACCCCCGCGATCACCTTGCCGACCGCGTGCATCCATGGTCCGAAGATGACATCCCAATCGTCAGTGCCGCCCGTTATGTTTCGCGGGTCGTACTCCTTCCGTTTGAATATCTTCTCTCGCTTTGAAAAAGCCTCCCGACAAGCGATCTCCCAATCCGCCGGAGGGAACGCCCCGTTTGCTCGCGCCACCGCCTCGTCATGTCCACGACGGCGGTGAGGCGGAAACCTCGCGTTCCAACTCTCGTAATCAACAGAAAACCACTCACAAGATTTAACCTTCTCTGCGAACCACTGCAAGAACTCAGTGGCCATCTCCTCGAATGCACGCTCATTTGGTTCTGGCATGCGCGCGCACTGGCGGTTGTGAATAGCCACAATCATATTCTGCTGACAAGTTGCTGCAACAGAAGGAACTGCGTAACCAAACACCACCCCAGTAGCGTAGAGCCCGAGCCGGTCCTCGGGAGAAGCTCCCCGGTCTTCGTATGGACGAATTGACACGGTGGCCCCCTTGTGCAAAGGTCTCAGCGGCGAATGTGAGACGTACCCCGGTAGCCCAAATACCCCACCGCTCCCCAGTTTGCCTGAGAAGCTGATAGGGCTGAACCTGTCGTTTGAATACGCTCTAAACACGTCTTCACTTGAAACGCAACCAACGCCTTGAGCATTGGCCGCTTGGATCAGTGAGAGGACGCACAGCACGCCGAAGACCAGCCGAAATGGCACTTGTAGTATGGTGTAGCCCATGCTCCAGGCCTTAGCGAAACAGACTACCCCAGTGATCGAAGCGAACATCGGAAAAGTCCCAACTATCGTCTCCCACCACCAAGGCACCCAGCTCCACGCCAGCCCAGGGCTGCACCAAAACCACACATCCTCGTATGTTGGCCACGGCACCGAAGCCAGCACAGCCATACACACGAAGATGCGAACCCACCACCAACCATAGGACACGCGTTCGCCCCGGCGAAGCGCGTTGTTCCGCTCATCCACTGCGCGTCGATTCGTGAACAACCACCCAAACCACTTCGGCGGGCCACTCGGTTCAAACTCGGCTTTGAGCAACAATTCCTCCTCACTCCGTTTGGCTTCGTGCAGAACACTAGCCAACGCCTCAAGGTAGGTGTCGCTTCTCGCGCGAGAGTACCGCTGTGCCAATCGATTTCGAATCTCGATGGTTGTTTCACGGCCGACGACCTGTCGCAGGTTGTCGCGAAAGTCTGCCAACTCAATGGGGAGGCGAAGCGTTCCAAACTCGAACACCGCGAACTTTTCCCCAAACTTCCACACCGTCATGCCCCCAGACAAATACGTGCCGACCGGAGAGTCAGGCGACGACATCTGAATGGAGTTAACGGCCGTGGGCTTGGAGGCGCGTTCTGTTCGAGTGAACCGCACGAGCGCATAGTTCGCTTCTCTGGCGACCATAGCTAGCTCGGGCTTCACCCCACACATCGGAATCTCAGCAGAAATCCAATGATGGTCGGGCTCAGTAATGCCCGTTGCACCGGTAGTTTTGACAAAGTAGGAACCGGCACTGCCTACTGTTGGCTCAGCGGACGCTGTCCACACGATTCGCGTCTCCCCGTTCTTAGCCGCCATCTGGTTGTAGAGATGAAGTACACTGTAAATCACCTCTACCTCTTCAGAAGCAGCAAAGATACGTTCAACGTCGTCCGGCCCAAGGGGCACATCCACGCAAGTCACCGCGCGGTAGTATCCTTCCTTGAGCCTCTTTTCGTGCTCGCAGCGCCCATCACCTCCCTCACAATCGCACAAGGATGCCTCACCGTCACGGTCCTCCGCAAAGAAAGCCCGGCGACACGTGTCTCCGATGGTAGGTCCACTCCGGGATTTGGCCTGCCAATTCAGCACGTGATCTCCGAACCGCTTCACGCGGATCTGCATGTGAGCCTCCATAATGGTGCGAAAGGCGCGCTCAACCGGATGAGGGTGTTCACTCTTCTGACCCGGCTGGCCGTTTTTGATGGTGGTGGTTGGAAACACACTCCCCACGTAAGAAAAGTCACCCGAGTCCAGGTGCACATCCAGCTGCACTTTCACGTTGCCCTTAGCCCTTTCAAGCTTTTCCGGCCCCGCAGCGCTGGCATCGCCGGCCGCCTTATCAGACGCCGACGAGTTTCCCACAGGAGGTTTCTCCTGGCCACTCACCTCCTCTTTGTCCTTAGGAGGCTGAGGGGTGACATGGAGAAACTTGCACGACACTCCCGAATGACAGTTACCAAACGGAAAGTACTTGCAAGCTCTCTTGTCGCCTCTTGGTTTTGTGTTGGGATCCCTACCCACGTCGCTCTTCTCGGTTGCGACAACCGGAGGTTTGATTCCCTGATCCACTACAGGGGGCGGAGTCGTAGCCAACGGCACAGGAGGGGTTGCCTCTTCCATGCA